AGAAGGCTCAACAAATATATTTCTTGAATCTTGCTCAACTCTATCACCCCAAGAAATCATTTGAGCTTGAGTAATCGTCTCTGTAACTGACAAAGAGCTTTTTTGTGCAATTTGGGCTACGCATTCATTTCCGTAATTATTTACCCAATTCACTAAAAAGAATCTGTTGCATAGGTCTTTAGTGAGTGACTTTGTAGTGCTGTCTTTTGAGTCGGTCACTTGCTTTGATATTTCGCAGTCATTCCAACCAAAATTTGTAAAATCATTATGGTAAAAAGAGCCTGTTGTATTTTGCGCAAGATTTAAAGCACTTGCAACTGCAATGCCTGAGTAATCTGCACCCCAACCACCACTAGGAGCGGTTATACCATCGTTTGAGTAGTTCTGTAATAGCTTTGTGTGAGCCATTGCTTCAATAGGTGAGTTAATTAGCTCTGTTGCATTCCAACCTAAAGTAGGATAAACATTATCTTTCCAAGTCCTACCCTTGAACTCTGTGTAAATTCCTTTTGAGGTGTCTGAGGTCTTTTTAAAAGCAAAAGCGACACTAGGGACTGAAACATCAATGGTTTGTGCGCCTGATGATGCTTCAAACTTCATATAAAATAAAAGTTTTGCTATGGCTTGTAGCTCCTCTTTTGAGCTTACGCCTATATCGGTTTTAACATAACCCGAAGAACCATAAGTATAAGGGCTTACAGGCAGTACAAAGTCCTCACTAGACCAAAAATAAGTATCTAAGTTCACGCTCTCATAGCTTATTATTGAATTATCAAATCTGAATAAATCGCCACCTGTTAAAGATGTGTTTTTTCTGTATAGCTCGGTGTTTGAAGATTCCCACCACTTTTTCTTAACCACATTAAAATCAATATTTGCGTTTGCAGTTGAGATAAATTCAAACTTTAAAACCAATGAAACAGAATCAAAAGAATCAGGAATATTGTCAGGTACTTGTATTTCATAGGCTTTTATAAAATCTCTATTTGCGCCAATGGTGTTATCCATATAAATATTCCAATTAGCTGGACTTGAACCATCTTTTTTTCTTGTATCGCCACCTGTATCATTATTTATTGTAGCATAACCAAAAGCAATAGCAGAGCTTGGCACAAAACACCCATAATGACTGCTATACACCCAAGAAGATCCAAACCAATAACTTGCTTGGTCTGCAAATGTTTTTGTAGCTTTCTTATCTTGTTGGAACTCAAAACCTATTAGCTTTCCATCTTCGTAATATTTTGGTGAGTCCGCTAAAGTATTCTCAAGTGAGTTTAAAGTCTCTTCTTCAATGACATTAGAGGGTAAAAGATTAAAGCCATCGTTAAAGTTGTATATATCCTGCCCATAAGTAATTCTAGTGTCATCTTTATAGTAACCATCGCATTGCCAAAAGTCGCCACTATACTGGCTCTCAACCTCTACAAATTGGACTATTGAATCACCCGCCACTAAACCATCTGTCACACTAAAAGGGTGTTGAAGCGTCACCCTAATAATATTAAAATCAACAAAAGAATAGCTCTCAATAAGTGACATCTCTCCTGAGCCTGTACCCTCTGTCACTTTTAAGAAGCATTTACCATAGTTTATTAACCCTGTAATATTGTAGCTATAACCTGTTGAAGAATCAGGCAGGATTTTAATATCATAAATTTCAGCATTAAATTTTGCATCAACAGGGAAAGAGTAATGCGTAGCAAATTCTGAAATACTTGAGCCTATATACTCTCTCTCGCCTGTTTTCAAGAAAAATGCTTTGCTATGCTCTCCAAAGGTAACAGGCAGAGTTTTCCCTAATGCGTCCTCGTCAGTCATTGACTCCGTAATACCTAAAAAGCCATTGTTATAGGTTAAAAAGTCACTCGTGATAGGCTTTGTTAAATAAGAGCTTCTAACATCACCCGCACCCCTTACAGGTATTTTATAAGTCGCTTTGTCAAAACTTGGTAGGTCACAATAACCTACATAGACAAGCGTTGAGTCAAAACTACCGCCATTAGGCTTCATTTCATAAATAGAGACTTTTGAGCCGTGTAAACTAGCATTATCACCAAAAGCAGTAATAAACTGAGTCCAAAATTTAGAGGTATTTTTAATCTTTAAGGATAAACCATCAATGTTAGCCACATCGCCAAATCTTGAAACATTAACAGACTTTTTTATAGAGTCCACCCAATCATCTGAGAGAATCCCTCTCAAGAGACTTGAGTAGGTGTAGTTTTCTCCTGCTATCCAAATAAATTTTCCACTTGCCAAGCCTATTGTTGAATCTGTTGGTGAGGTGTCGGCAGTTACTTCAATCTCAACTCTAAAAGAATACTTTGCCATTACTTACACCTTCTGAAAACTTAACTCTAATTCATACCGTTTATTTACAAGGTGTTTAACTCTTATTTGCCTTGAGATTAAGCGACTTGTAAAACTCGCATTGTCTCCCTTTTCTGCACCATAAGGAAAATGCCCTGTTGGTACTAATATAGAAATTTGATTCGTGCGTTCTGAAAGCAAATGCTTAACTAAAAGACTCATTTTATCGTGTAAAAGTCTTAGATTCATCTTAGTATTGTAAACAGAGTCGCTCCAATCTTGCGAATAAGCTACCACTTTGGCAGTTCCTATCGCTGTTTGCGTATAGTCCACACTAGGCTGATAACCTCCAATTGGATAGCGTAAGCCTCCAATAGTACCTATCTGTAAGCTACCCTCGTCATTTCCTGTCGTTGGGCTATAACTTGGCAATGCGCCACTATTAACAACCTCAAAGATCACTCTAAACCATTGATAGCGCTCCTCGTCTAAAGTTCCGCTTTGCTTAAAGTTCACGATTTTAAAAGTAAAAGTACCCCCATCACCATAGGCAGGTGTGAAAGGGCTAAAACCCCCGCCATTGTTAGGTGTGAGGGTAAAATCTGCCCCTCTATCGGCATTGTAAACCGATAAAAGAGAATTAAAAGAAGTTTCTGTTAAAACCGCACTAAAACTGCAAGTGTATTTATCGTAAGTCGCACCATCATCCCAAATGTTTATTTGACCATTTTCCAACTTTTCAAGGGCAAAAGGTAGCTCAATATTTGACTCATAACCTTCCTCTATGTACTCAAAGTCAAAAGTGCTTGAATCTGTGCTATTTGTTAAAGTATAAGCAGGTCTAGCCATTTTAACCCCTATGCTGTCTGTAAGTTGAGTTCATTAATTAAGTCAAGGTCACCATTGCGGATTGCACCAATAATACTTTGAGCAATCTCTGAGAATTGATTAACTACTCCTTGGTCTGCATTTCCGTTAATAGTGATAGGCATATTTATTTCAGTTTTACCTAAAGCCTTCATTTGCTCTTTAGTAAACACACCCTCACCCGCATTAACTCGTATCATTTGCTTGTCGCCTAAATCACTCCCGCCATTGCCTTTAACGATACCACCTGTGGCAAATTTTTGAGTAGCAATAGTAGATATTTGTGCTGCTCCCGCTGCACCAACCGCAGCCGCATTTATAAAGTTAATCGGAGGTGGTGCACTAGCAAGAGCTTTTGAAACACCCAAAGCTGTATTAATCACCGCTTCACTATAAGCAATGCCTTTTCGCATATTTGCGTTTTTCTTGCTTGTACCTAAAGCGTTTCTTGCTATGGTAGAAAGTGAGCTTGTAAGAGTAAAAGCTAGATTCCATTCTGCTTGTCTAAGGGCTTTTCTTTTTTCGCTTTCTAGTCTCTCGTTCTCTGTGATTTCTTTTTGAGATTCTTTGTGCTTTTCCACTTCCTCGTCAAGTTGAGCAAATCTTCTCTCAATCTCTCTGTCTCTAACTTCACCTTCAAGGATTAAAGCATCTTTTTTGATTTGGTTTCTTTCGTCTAGGATTTCTTTTTCTTTGCGTCTCAACTCTTCAAGTTCTTTGAGTAGTTTATCCTTAGTATCTTTAGTATCGTCTACGATATTCTTAGTTTTCTCTTTGTATTTTTCAACAGGTATTCCATTAACCATTTTATCCCAAGCATTAGCGACATCAGTCCACGATTCAGTCGCAGCAATAGCGGTATTGTCTGCGCTATCTTGTACGCTTTTATAGGCATCTTCTGCTTCTTTTAGTTTCGCTTTTGACTCTGCTAAGGCTTCTTTATTCACAAAAGAATCGGGTAATAAATCATAAAAAGCGACATCAAGTTCTCTTAGTTTTAACTCGGTGAGCTTGAATACTTCCCAAATCCGTTGAAAGCCTGTTATAGCAGTTAAAGAGAAAGCGGTCAATCCACTAGATAGATATTCAAAACCCGCCCCAATTCTAGTGAAAAATTGATTGTCTAAAAGAATATTGAACCAATCTACTAAGGTCTTAATCCCGCCCTTGACTGCTTCGAAAAATCCACCTTCGCCAAGTTGCCTTAAAGCTCCTTGAAACTGGTCTTTTAAAGTTGAGACTAACCCGCCTAGCGTCTGTGAAAGCTCATTCATTCCGCCCTTAGTTTTACTCAATTCTTTCTCAAGTAGATTCCACGCTTCTTTACCTTTTGCTGCCTTTGTTAAGGCTTCTATTTTGTTTCTTGTTTCGCCTGTAACTAAACCTAATTCTTGAAGCCTTGCCATAGACTCTCCGATAGGTCTATTTGCTTGTAAACCACTATAAGCTCTACCAATATGAACCGCAAGATTCTCAAAGCTCTCGCCACTTATAGCGGACGCATCGCCCACCATTCTCAATCCTTCGCCTGTGGCTAGTAGATTACCACCTAGGGTCTGTAATATTCTTGAAGCTCCTGCCACCTCTGTAAGTTGAAAAGGTGTAGTTTGAGCAAACTTTGAAAGCTCTTGCATCCTAGCCTTTGCACTGTCCATATCACCAAGCAAAACCTTGAATTGAGTCTCTAGCTTTTCCATTTCTGAACCCGCAGAAAGGATAGACTTCGCAAACACTCCAACCCCTGTAACTGCTAAACCTACAAAAGCACCTTTTAGGCTAATCATTGAAGAGCCTAAACCCTTAACTTGTGCGTTAGCTTCGGAGAATTTACCCTGAACATCTTTGCCTACTTTTCCCGCAGTATCGCCTATCTTTTTCAAGGGTGCAGTCATTTTGTCTATTAAAATAGCTCTTGCTGTTATATCTGCCATTTAGCTAAATCCTTCATTGTTTACTCTCGGCTTTTTCCAAAAGCTCAAATAATATTCATAAATGTTTTTTGCTTCAAAAAATCTAAGATTACAAGATTCAAAACTAGGCGCAGTCCCTTGAAACTCTTGATAGTATTTGTATTCCTCATACCAATCAAGTAATACAGGAGGGATATGCTTACTAGGGTGATCGTAATATTCATAAATAACACCTTCCTCTGTATCGTCATACCACAAAGCGGTCATTCTAGTAAAGTCTGCGGTTTGGTAATCAATATCCCTGTCTCCGCAGACTATCGCCCCACTATGAACTCCCGCTAATACTTTAAACCTAGTTCCTCTTGTGAGGTCAAGCCACTAATCAAGACTAGCTCTTGTATGATATTCGCTTGAATGATAGCGGGAATCTGCATAAATGACTCAAAAGTAATCGTTCCATTTGAACCTGTTTCAAAGTCAATTAATTCACCCTGAGCTGTTTTAAAGTTTGTCCAGCCTACCACATAATCCTTGACTAGCTTAAGTAGTTTCTCGTTTTCATCGGAGCCACTTTTTATAGCATCTTCTCTTTCAGGATTTGAGAGGATTAAGGTGGCATCTCTTTGGATTTTAACCTTGTGCATATTGAACTCTTTTTTGGCTCTAATATCCATCTGTTTTAGCTCAAAAGTAGGTCTATACTCTTTAGGTAAAACCTCTTTGCCATCTACTTTAGGATTATATGTAAACTTGTGAGTTGCACTTTGTGATAGTGGTAAAAACTTTAAAAGCTCGGCTTCGTTAAGTTTTTGAATCTTGATTTTCTTTTCCATTTTTTAGCCCTTTATAGAAAAATAGGAGGGTTACCCCTCCTTAGTGTTTAAGCAGTTGCGCCTTGTAATAGTTGCCAAGTTGATTCATCTGAGATATTTGCATTTGTTCCGCTATTTCTGTTTAGCTTAAGTGTTAGCTCATACCCTAATCGACCATTAATATCAGTCTTGGAATAATTAACAACTTGAGCAACAGGTGCTGTGAATGTAAACGAACCAAATGAAAGCACTACCTCTGCCTCTGTGTTATTCTTAACTACATCGTAAGGGTTATAACTTGAAGCAGTTGGCGCATTCATCGTGATAGTCATTGTAGGCATACGATTAACGATAGTAGCGTATTTAATGCCTGAAGCTTCACTTGGGCATTGTAAGTATTCAATTGTATTCCCTGCGTTAAAAGAGAAAGACTGAACACAGAAAGCAGTACCACCAATGGTAGAAGTTCCATTTAAGAAACTCGCACCTACTGAGGTATCAGGAGAGGTCAAAGCTAAAATATCACCATTTGCCACATCTGCAAGAGTTGTAAAAGCACCTTTCCACTCATAATCAATTTTAAGCGGTGAGCCTACGCCCTCTGCACTTAGTGTAAAGTTACCCATCACACCCTTAGCAGTATCTTGTAAGCCTACTGGAGTTCCATCGTCTGAAATTTCCATATTTGCAAAGGTAGAGGTCTGAGCATCCCCTGCTTGTAGTGGCTCATATCCGTAGCCTGTAGTGGTGTATTGAGTACCAACCGCACCGCAAGACTCTAGCAATTTTCCCCACTTTGGAGCAGTTCCTAGTGTAGCACCTTGTGATAGCTTCGTGAAGCTTGTAAAAGTCGCTCCCTTAATCCCTGCGATAGCAGTGTCACCACCATAGTCACCAGTTGCAAACTTGCTTTCAGTATCACCACCTTGTAAATCAGGAGTGAACTCAATCCCCCTCATTCTTACATCAAAATCCGCATCCGCTAAGGTCTCCGCAGTTCCCTTAACGCTCTCTCTTTTTGCTACTAATATGCGTTTAGCTATATTAAAACTTGTCATTTTTGTTTATCTCCTTTAGCAAGCGATTAAGTTGGGGTTCAATCTATCCTGCGTGTATTGTAACCTAAATTTAAAAATTCTTTTTTCAGGAATATAAAGAGAATTACTTGTAAAATACTCTGTCTCATATCCTATATACATAAAGCTAGTTGCACCTACTGAACCTAGTGCTGTTCCTTGTTGTCCACTATCCGCAAATAACTTCTTAAGGTCATCTTCTGCCAGGTCTAGCTCATCCTCTCCACTTCTCTGTGGGTCTAAGGCACTATCTGTCTGTTTGCAATGCACAATAATTTCAGTAACGGTAGTATTATCATAAGCTCCGAAATTAGTTTCACCACTTTCAAAATCTAAGTTTTCCTCTGTTGGCATCCTCACATAGAAATTAGGGAAACTTGTCAAAGCTAAATCACGATTAAAGGAGCTATTTCCCCAATCAAAGTTAAAACCACCCACTTGGGTCATTCCCTTAATAGAGGTCTCAATTGCATTTCTTATATCGGTTTTAATTGGCATTTTTAACCCCTATATAACCTAAAAGAAGTCGCTGTTCTGTCGCTTACATCTTCCACACTTGCTGTGATCATCTCATAAGTAAGCATTTCCGCCATCTCTTTAGCTTTGACCTTGTAATCTTCCATTTTCTGCTTGTATTTATCAGACTCAAAGGCTTCAATATTATTCACATAAGAGGCATCTTGGAATAATTCAATATAGAGCTTTGAAAGTCCGTACTCTTTAAGCTCTATCACCATTGGAGTGGATATATTAGCAGAATCTAAAACGCCCTTAGACTGAGCAAGAGACACTATATAGGAATCACCTTTAGCTAAGTAAGTATTTATATCTGTGTTAGTATCTGCTATGAAAGGAATAGCCACCTTGTCCGTAATATCTGCTTGTACTAAAAAAGCCATCTTTAAAAGTCCTTGTTTACTTTGTCAATAGCACTCTGCCACTCTGATTTGAGCTTGTTTACATTTTTCTTAAAAGCTCTATATACCCAACCATCACCCTTTAAATGCTTTGTGCCTTCGTGCTGGTATTTTCCGTATTTCGTACCTAAGCTATGATTCTCATCAAGCAAAGAAAGGGTTAAATCTACCCCTTTGCCCTTACTTGAATTAAAAAAATACTTGATAGACTTAACTAATCTGCCTGTTCTAGTAGTCCATTTAGGGTGGTTCTTTTTAGCTTCCAGTTCCATCTCTGAGCCTACCCTTTTGGTCACTATACTTAACTCCTTGTAAAGCCTTTCAGGGTGCTTTTTAATCGCATCCTCAAAGCCTTTCATATTAAGTTTAAACAAAATAGGCATTTTGTTAGGCTTCTGCTTCTAATTGAGCAAGTTTTGCTCTTAGCTTTTTAAGGCTCAAGCGTCTATCTACATCAATTCCAAAGCGTTCTTTAATCTCTGCCTCAATCAATGCTTTTTCATCAGGCTCTTCGGCTTTAGCTTCAACCTTGTAATCTGCTTTAATCTGACCTTCACCAGCAAAGTGCTTATCATAAAATTCAATAATATATTTGTCATCTGTTTCAAAAACACCATCAATAAAGCGGAATAGGATACACTCTTTTACTGGATCCCAAATCCTTGCGTTTCTGTTGTGTTCTTGTGATTTTAAAATCGCCATAATAATTTCCCTTTTTAAAAAAATGGAGGGCTCTCACCTCCTAAGACTTATGATTCCATATAACCTTTTGCTTCTAGGTCTGCTTTCAATGCTTCAAATTTAGCAGCAAGAGACGCAATAGCATTAGCTGTAGCACCGTCTGAAATAACCGCAATCGTATCTGACGCAGTTCCGCCTGAGTTATCTGTCAATGAAGTAATCGCACCTAAGCGCAGGTTTGGGTCAATAAATTCGTTTGCAATAGCCATATTTTCCTCCAAATAGATAGAGGGGTTTTACCCCCTCACACTAATTAAGCTAGGTTAGTTAGTTTTCCGTGTTTAGATTCTAAACCATAGTCAAGACCAAACTGACCATAGATAGAATACGGATCACTCGCACCAGTTTTAGCTAGTTGCTCAACGATTAGAGCTTGACCACGAACAGGTAAAACTGCTAGTGAGCAAATAGACATATCTGCAACGATAACCTCTGTTTGAGCTACCGCAGGAGCGTAAACCACATTCAAGTTGCCAAAGTCAGTAGCGATAACTTCAACATTTACACCACCTACTGAGTTAGAACGCTCTTGTAGTCCAAAGATAGAAGTTAGCTCTTGTTTCTTTGAAGAGTTCACTAGAACTACACAGTTACCACTCGCTAGGTCTGCTCCATTGTCTACCATTGTTTTAGTCAATGAATTAAATAGAGTTTTAGACAAAGCACCCGCAGAAGCATCAATTGAGTTCGTAGAAATTGCGTTAGTTAATCCACGAGTCTTTGAAGCCACATTTGAAGCAGTTTTCTGAACATAAGCACCATTAATTAGAGTGTAGTCTAGGTCTACCGCTAATTGACGCATATTAACAGCCATTTGCTCGGCTCTTTTGTCGGTTACAAAGTTAGCACCTGCCCAAGCTGGAACTCCCGCAAGAGTTGAATAGTCAGACTCATTAGCGTAAGAGATATCCACTCTGCGTTGAAAGATTTGGATAGCATTTTCTGCTTGAGATCGTGCATAAGTTGAAGTTGTGATACCTGTAACAGAAGCATCTTCTGTGATAGCTGGTTGTGAAGCTGTATCAAGCGCATAGCTTGAGTTTACCGCAAAGTTCCAAGAAGTGACAGGTCTTGCACCATTAAGACCACCCACCATATTTAAGAAAGGTGTTGCGTTTTGCCCTGCTTCAAATACCATTCCGAGGTAATTAGGGTTGTTTTGAGTTGTACCAACTGCTGATGTAGAAGCCATTTTTAGCTCTCCTTTAGTTTAATTATAAACCTTGTTGTTTCATCATTAGAGCCATTGCTTGAGTTGTGTTCCCATTCTTCAAAGCGTGGTTTATGTTTGCCTGGTCGGTATCTTGTGAACTACCACCCTTAAAACCACTACCACCCCTTGAAGGATTGGAGATTAAAAACTTATTTCCCTCAAGGAATCCACTCACTACTTCATTAATAGATTTCTGCTCTCCCCCAACTAAGAAAGCATCCCCATCAAGTCCATCGATTTGTGTTCTCGCTTTTAACACATCTAAAGCAAAAGCCATTCTGTCTGACTCCGTTACACCCTGTGCATTTAGAGTCGCTTTAATTTTATCGTCAATCCGCAAAGATAAAGATTCTTTTTCCGCCATCTCTTTAGCTCTCTGTGTCTCCTGGAGTGATTCTTCAATTGACTTAAGCCTGTGAGATAGCTTCTCAGTTTCACTCATCGCTTCAAATGCTTTCTGTTCTTTTTCTTGTAAAAGAGCTTTCGCTTTATCTGCAATGCTTTCACCTTCTTGAACTCCTACTAACTGACCTAAAGCACTTAAAGTTTCACTCATTTCAGATAGTTTACTATTTAGGCTTGCACTCGCTTCCTTTTCAGCTTTGAGCTTGCCTAATAGTTCGGTGTTCTTGTTCTTTAATCCTTCAACATTATCCCCGCCATTAGCTGGATTTTGTTGTGCTTCTTGTTGTTCACTCATTGAGTGACCTCCTTGAGGGTTTAGTTTACATAATAAATATAACTATTTTTCAAAGATATATAAAAAAAGAAAGCCCCACCTAAAAAGGTAAGGGCAGCCCAATGGGAGCAAGTTAAATATAAATATTAGTTAAAGTATTCGTCTAGTGCTTTGTCTAATTCATCAAGTGAGTAATGGATAGAAGCTAAACCCTCGCCAGTATAATAAACTCTATACATATTGGGAGTTGTTTTCTTTAGTGTAGCAGCTGAGTAAACAGATAGACCACAGACTGAGGTATAATAGCCATTTTCCGCTTTATTTAGTCCGTATTTATCCATAAGGCTTTCAAAGGTGTTAATAGGTTCACTATCTACCCACCCGCCTTTGATAGCTCTGTGTAGGTAATTAAAAGCTTTGTCTAAATCCTTATCAACCGACTCGCCCTCTTTAAGTCCTGCCCTCAGTAGATACTTAAGGGATTGTCCTATATTAAAAACTGATTTAGGGTCTAGTTTACCCGTAAGTCTTTCAATAGTCTCTTCTATTACTTGAATCGGCTCTATTTCTTTGCTTGCATAATGTTTATCGTGCTTCATTTAAAGCCCTTTTTATTTTGTTTACCTTCTTAATATCCTCAATCAATAAGCCCTCTTGTAGCTCTATCTTAACCTCTTTTAATAAAGAAATAATCTCCTTAGACCTGTGAAAAGAACCTAGACAAATCTCATCATTTGGTCTTTGTGATAGGTCTATTTTGTCCTCTTCTAACTGGTCTTGTACTAGGTCAATGAGCCAATCCATTAAAAGCTCTGTGTCTTTTTTTGTCATTCGTAACTCCATTTTAATGTTGTCGCTTTATATAAATTATCAAATAATTTATAAATTTACAACCATTTTTTAAAATAAAGTGAAAATAATTATAAATATTTAGAGGTGATGGCTTCTTTGAACCTTACTTTAGGGTCTTTTACTTGAGAATTGCCCTCAATAGTTCTTATGGCGTTGTTCCAATTTTCGCCTTTTCTGAATTGGTCGCCCCTAGCCTTACTTGTGAGGATTTCGTTCTGCTTTCGCCTTGAAAGTTTGCTTAAATACTCATTGCCACCCTTAGAGTAGTCAAAATCACTTGGATTAATCTCTTCTCTTGGATAGTATTCGGTAAGAAAGCAAATACAATGAGGGTGAGCTGGTAAACTTGGTAATTTGTCTTTAGGGTAAACACCTCGCCCTAGCCCAAAGTCTGCCCCTGCATTTACGTCGCAAATATCTAGTATCTTGTGGGATGCGTCCAGGTTCCATTTGTAGTATTGCAGGTCATCGTCGTTTTGAGTCATAAGGATATAGGCTTCTGTACTCGCCCTAGCTTGTTCTGTTCGTGCGATTCGCCGTGCAATGTATTTAGACTTCTTTTTGACTGCTTCTTCTACCGCTTTCTCAAAGGCTTCTAGCTCTTTACCCTTAACACCTCGCATAAACCTTTTATATGCCTTTTTCGTGTCGCTTGTGTTGTAATTCATCTCCGAAAGTGTTTTAATATCATTCTCAAGCCTAGCTAGTTCTTTCTCAAAATCTCTACTAAATCCACTCGTGCGAATCTCTCTCGTCATTTCTCGGACTTGTTTACGCAGAATAGACTCATCTACCTTGCCATTTGTTAAAACTAACCTTTGAAGCTCTTTGAAATTGTCCTCATAATCACGAACCCACTTAAAATTTTCTTTAACGCTTCTTGTGATAAATTGCTTTGTTTTAGTGTTGCCTTTAGCCATTCTTGAATTAAGATTAACGCCATCACCCGCCCAAGGCTCTGTCTTTAGCTTGGTGATTAGCTTCTTTTGATTAACAATAGCTTCAGGGTCTTGCGCTAGTATTTGAATAGTCGCACTTGTAGCAGTTGTAGAGACGATCACACCCTCAATGGCACTTGAAACTTCAAACTTTTCCCAACCTTCATTAACTATTTGGCGAGTTGTTCGCCCTTGTGGGTCTTTTAGTTGTTCTAGTAGCCATTTTGTAAAGGGAGCGACCGCTCTACCATAAGAAATGTCAAAGCCTTTTATGAGCTCTTCTATCTTCTCGTTTATCTGCCTTTGGTTAGCCATTAAAATTGATTCTCAATAGCTTGTTGATTACGAATTGAATCTCTCTCGGTTTCAATCTTCTCTAAGAGTTCTAGCCTCATTTCCTCATCTTCAAAATCAAGTGATTTAGAAGCAAGTTGCTTTTCTAACTCGGTTGCAAAAGTTGTTGAGATACCGCTTGACATTAGCTTTAAGAACATATCGGCTTTTTCGTTTAAAGTAGATACCCCGAAATCATCTGAATAGGTTACACTATACTCATAATCAAAGCCAACAAATAACCCGAATAAACGCATCAATTGCTTTTCTGCTTGTTCTATTTGCCTTTTAAAAGTGCCTAAGAGGTCATTAAGTCGCTCTCTGTCAATCTCCTTGGATTCTGCACTCTGTTGGAATCTTTGAAGGTGACTCACTACGCCCGCTTGATACATCTCATTGATTAAGGAGTGGTATAGCTCTGTCAAGGTCTTAAGCTGTTGTGCGTCAGGTGATATGAACTCAGGACTTCTACTTGAATCACTTGGATAGCCCAAACCTTTAGTAGTGCCATAATCTACACCACTATTAGCAGTCATTGGCATAGTCAAGATTGAGAATGCTTGATTGTCCGATATATCCGTAATAATTGAAGCTAAGTTGTAAATCCTGTGTTGAATCCTTGCGACTGAATATAGAGAGCTTTCAGGGATTACTTCATCGCTTGGTTCTGCTACTAATCTGACAACTGGGATTTCATCAATAACATTTGGGAAAGATTGAATCTTGTTCGCACCGCTTGAGTCATAAACCGCCCACTCGTTGGCATCTACTCCAACTATGATTTTTTCAAATGACCCGCTGCCAATAGGCTCTGACAACAATAAGCTGTTAGGGTTTCCAAATTGGTCAAAGGTTAAGGTGTCTTTTTGCTGCCACCACTTCAAGCTAGTTAGGTTCCCAAAAGAATCCTGCTCATAAGAGTAAACCATATCAGGTGAGATTTCAAACACATAAGGCACACCACTTCTTGAGTTAATCACATCTTCAATTGTTGCGTTTATCTCGGTGTCATTATTCATCACCAAGAAAGATACACCCTTGTTTTTAGTAGTTCCTGCGCCCTGTTCCATAAAACTTTGAAGTGAGTTAGCTTTGCCATCTGCATTGTATAAAAAAACATTATACAGGTCTGTATAGGCTTGTGGAGGGTTCTCAACTATCGTCCTAGTAGCTTCATTCTTGAAAATAGGTTTATGGTGAGCCTGCCAAATAGGTCTATATTGGTTTGAAAAGTACGCTTTAGATTTGCGAATGTTTAAATCATTCTGATCTTCTCGCTTGTGTGGAACCAAATACCATCCATTACGATAGCCACCTGTACCTAGAAGCGAATCCTCTAAAAAGCGATATTTATTTGCTTCTAGGGTGACATTAGTCCAGTCACCATCTCTCCAAGGGTAAATATTATACCTGTCGTTTGTTGTTTCTTCTGCCATCTTATAAAATCCTTATCGCCCTTGTTTATAATAAATTTAAAAAAATCTAGGGTTAAAAGTTTGAATCTTACCGCTAACTTCCCAATACATACGCATCATCAACGCATCTGAGTAGTCAGGTGATCTTCCTAGTAACTCTTTCACCTTGTCTTTAGGTAATATGGAGAGCTTTCCATCTTTGTCTACATTATCCCGCTTGATATACTCTAGCTCTTCGTTGAGCTTGTCTTGGTATGTATCGTCTACTACCCATATCTTGCCCTCGTTTACATAATCAGCTAATTTAAAATAACATTGGCTTTTTAAGTGATTGAAGTTCTCGCCCGCTTTTGCTTTCGATCCGTTCTTAAATTCTATCGTATTGGCTAAGAATCCACTCAAGCCACCGCCTACACCATCAGCGTCATAGCATATATTGGAATTGGGAACGCCATATTTATTTTTGAACTCTTTAATCTTCTCAATAATACCCAAGCCTGTACTTTTCGCCTCTGAGTAGATTTTAATAAGCCTTAAGCCGTCCCAAACGCATAAAACGAACCTATCGCTTCCCTTCGTGGCTATATCTGCGGTTATATATTTGCTTCCGCTTGGCACTTGAGTATTCTCGTAAAGGTCTAAAATCTTGTCATACTCAATTAGTTTTGCGGGGTCATCGTCATAGTAGAAGTTGCCAAATAAAAGGCGTTCTCTAGTCACCTTGTCGGCTTTTCGCAAGTTCTCAATGTAGGCTTCTGAGATATGCGGGTTATCTGTTACAAGTGACCTGACAAAAGCCTTATCGCTTTCTAGTCGCCCCTCGTCAAAAGGTTTGACAAAATCTTGCATTATCCAATTTTTTGCGGGGTTACAAGAATAGAACATCTTAGGAATTGACTCCCAACCATCGCCTTTAAGCTCTGAAAAACGCCCTCTAAGGACATCTACCGCTTTCTTCTTTATCTCTTGTGCTTCATCAAGAAAAACGCCTGTAAGCTCATAAGAGCCGATTCTGTTGTATTCGGGGTCTGAAGGATACCAGCCCATCTCTCTAAACTTAATCTTTGAGCCTGTTGCGATATTATAAGCGTAGTTTGTTTGGGCGTTGAAGGTAAAATGCTCTGCTACTCCATAGTGATTTATGACCTTGTGAAAAGTTGCTAGTGTGGTGTCTCGTAGGTCTGTGAAGTTTGCCCTTGCTATCATATAAGAAGATTTAGGCTTATTGAAGGTTTCAAGCATTATCCATAAATTACCAAGCCAAGATTTGCCTCCTCTACTTCCCCCGCCGTATAATACCTCATTAGTACTATTGTCTGTTAATAGCTTATAGGCTTCAATCTGCTTCTTGAATAGCTTAATCTCCTTCATCTAGTACGATTTTAAACCCTTCTATCTTACCTGACAACTCTACCTTTTCGGCTTCGTTTAACCCAAACATCTTTGCAATAGAATCATAAGAACCTTTAGCGACTGCTGGCGTTAAATCCTTGTGTTTCTCTATTAGTTCCATATAGCCATCATAAAGAAATTTCCTATCAACTTTGAACTCCTTTTGAGCTTCTGCTTTGAGTTCTTCTAGTCTATCCTTTATACTAACATTACCTAACAGGCGAGAAGCTCCTGCATCTGCTCCTGTCTTGCTATATCCTGCATTGATATAAGATTGAGTTGCGTTGCCTGTGTTGATATACTCTTGACAGAATTTCTCTTGCTTGGGGCTTAGATTATTCATATTAAAACCTTCTTTTGGTTTAGCTTAAAGTTGGTTGCTTTTATTATCTCTTCACAAAGAAGTTTAGGTATTTTAGATCGTTCATAGTTGTTTTTCAATCCTTGAGTGCCTGTCTTAGATCCTCTAGGTGCAGGCTCGTGATGGCAATTTGTATTTCCATTAAAGCAAGTTGCCTTAGGTAACCAGCCATCTTGGTTGAACAGGTCAAATATATTATTACTCCAAATATCTGTCGGCTTCATTCTTGAATCACCATAAGAGCAGTAGGTTATTGTTGTTTTATGTAAACCTCTCATAAAAGGCATTTTTCTTAACATCCCTACGGGGTTTTCAATGTAAAATATACAATTGAAGTCCTTTATTATCTTGAGTGTGTTTTTCACCAAATTATCGCTTTTAAAGGCAAAATCTGACTTAGGTGTAGTCATATCTCTATGATGCGAGATACCTGCTATTGAGTAGGTTGTACAAGGAGGTGAAGCCCATATCATATCGGGTTTAAATGGTATATCTTCTTTTTTTAAAAACTCTATATCTTTAGCTAGGTTTATTCCATCAAATTGTTTTACATCAACTGAAAAAACATTATGCCCTAGCTCTTCGGCTGTATTACCTATTGATCTACTTCCTGCGAATAGCTCTAATATATTCATTTAACTTGTTTCCAATTTTAGCTTTTTGCTGGATAATTCATATTAAAACCTTCTTTTGTTTAAATATAAATTTATTCTTGTTCTGTGAACTTAAAACCTAAGTGCTTGTAGATGGCTCTCATTGTTTTATTCATCTCTTTTAGGTCGGCTTCGGTGTCGGCAGTTCCTAAAAATCGGCTTAACAAGTAGTCAGGATATGCTTGAGCGTCTAGTGTGTACTCTTCGCCCTCTTCGTCAATGTGAACTAGAATATCGTATCTGACGAGCTTTTTCCACTCTTTAAAGCCTTGTTTAATAATTCCTATAAGGTCGTGACCTGCGTTACCTTTTTGACCATATCTTGAGAAAATGTCTATTACCTCGTCAATGAACTTAAAAGCATACTCTAGCCTGTCATCTAGGTTAGAGTAGCGTAATAGGTTTATATATGGATTTATGTTTATTGGGTAGATTCTCATTCTTTAGCCTTTAATCCTTTTAAAATAAGGTTCTCCAAGGTCTCTAATCTACTTCTGATTTTGGATCCTCAAGCTCTTTGAGTTCAAGTTTTAGTCTTTCGATTCCTTTATTGCAGAATTTGATTTGATTCTCAATAAATTCTTTACTTAACTTAAGACTTTGTAAATGAGATTCAGCCATCATTAACTGACCTTTAATTAAGCCTTTTAAATATGTATCAACAATGTTCATTTATTCATCCTCTTCCCATGCTGTCCAGTAATAAGAATCTGGATCTAGTTCATAAAGTTCTTCGTATGGAACTTCAATGTTTTTATCTCTGCACTCTTCGGAGCAGTATTCCATTCCATCAATGACGAAACCTTCAAACATTTCATCACCACATTCATCACATGTTCTCATTCTTCGCCCTCCTCTATCTCTACGCCGATACTTTTTAAGTAGCTTTTTGATAGTTGAACGCATTCTTTTTCGTATTCAATGTCGTCATTAATTGAAAGAAAATAATTACAATCACTTGTATCAATTGAAGTTATTTTGCCCTTCAAAAGACCTTTGAAATAATCGTATCCCTCAAATTCAATATCAGTCCCAATAGCTAAACGCAAGTCCATTTCTGCCTTGGATAGGTCTATGGTGATTTTATGACAAGCTCTGTACTCTAAACCATCAATCCACTCAACAAAGTATTCATTATCAGGGCAAACTATTGCCTTTAAAACTAATCCTATCTCTCTATGCTCCTTGATTGAAGCGTCTAGTGTGATTTTCATTCTTCTGCCTCCCTACCAATAAGCCTTGATTACAAGTTTAATAAGCACCTCTTCATCTACTTCTTCCGTATTAACTACTAAATCCTTATCGTCATCTAGGTAATAATCCGTAATTCTAAACACTCTCTCGTCATCACAAAAGATGGCGTTTTTGTCATCATATGAATCGCCCTCAACTAGAGAGTAAGATTGACACCATTTTTCAAGCTCTTGGTATAGGTAATCTTGATATCCATCGTCCTGGTATGGTCTTTCTAAAAATGTTTGGTGGTACATTATAACGCTCCTTTGTTAGCTTGAATTAACTTATCAAGCTTTTCGATTAATCTTTCTTTAAACTCATAATCTGAGCTTTTTGTTATGAATTCTAATACTTCATTATAGGCAGACTCTCGCCCTTGTTGAAAAGAGCGCAATGCTCTCTCT